ATTATTATATTTTCTTTCTTTAGTCGCTTGTCCATTTAATTCTGGATCTTTAGAAGCAAATGGGTTTTCTACGCCTATTCGAATTAAATTTGTTTTATGACCTTTTTTGATTGCTCTTTGAATTCCGTCTAGACCATTTTCATCTATATTATTTCGCTTTGTATTTATTGCTTTTATTGAAGCATTATCATAAACATTGTTACCATTTTCATCTACTGTTAATTTTTTTGTTATAACACCTTTTCTAGCGCCTTGTTGATATGAATCTAAACCATCTTCATTAATATTATTTCGTCTTTTTTGAACAATTTTAATTGTTCCACGCTGAATACTATTTAAACCATTTTCATCAATATTATTTCTTTTAGTGTTTATTGCTTTCCTTCCAGCTCTTTGAAATCCATTTAATCCATCTCTATCTATATCTAGCTGTTTTGTTTGTGTGGCTTTTCTTATTGATCTTTGAAAACAATCAAGTCCATTTTCATCTATATCATTTCTTTTTGTTTTAATTGTCTTTTGAGCACCTCTCTGATAACTATTTTTACCATTTTCATCGATATTAGATTTTGCAGATAATATCATCTTATTTATAATATTTTCATCTTGTAATGCACATTTTGTACAACAATATGTTTTATAACCTGCAATATTATTAACAAAACTGTTTTTATGTCCACAAATTTTACAAAATATATGTAAATTATTTAATTCTTTTTTATGTCTAATTAAATAAATTAATTCATTTTTGCTATAAATTATATTATTACAATTTAACATAATAAAATTTAATAAATTTTGATTACATTTTTGTTTAGTAGGAAGTTCACAATTTAATTTTAATTGTTTAATTAAAGGTTCATTTTCTAAAAAGTTTTTAATATCTTCAATGTTCATAAAATAAAAAAGCTACAGAATTGTTAAAGTTCGGCAACTTTAGACCAATATATTCTGTAGCCATAAATATTATACTAAAAGTATAATACAATTCTATTTAAATTGTTAGTCTTAGGTGTTGCCGAGTACCTATTTATAAATATAAATGAAATATCAATTATCATTTAAATTTTTATAAAATATTGAGATTATTATGGCATTAACAGCAAGAGATTTGACACGACGCATGATGCTAGGCAACATTGACATGGGGCTTTTTCTTGTTATGCGTCCTAATCCTCAAACATTTCAAAAAACTTCTAATAAAATTGTAAATGAGGTTCTAACCAATAGTGGTTATGTGGATGTCCACTGGGGTAATCAGAGAGACGTTATTACTGTTTCTGGTGTTACTGCATCTAAAATAGGTGTGCCGCAACATTATAAAAATGATGAATTTTTAACTGCTAATACAGCATCTTTAATGAATTCTTTTACTAGTAACTCTGGTACTGCTAAGCATGGTCCTAAACAATGGGCAGATGTAGATAGATTTATAATGAAGTTAGAACAAATTTATAAAACAGATAAAGAGCGTACTGGAAGTTTTGCAGATTTAGTAACTGGAAATTATGCTAGTACAGCAGCATTAAGCGTAGCTAGCTTAGGAACAATTTTCTCAAAAAATAGTAAAGAAATATCTAATAAAATTAATTCTAATCGTTCAGAACTTTTAAAAGCTATTCGTGAAGGATATGCCTCTAGAGCTCAATCTTTTATTATATATGATTATTGTATTTATTGGGGTTATTTTACAAATTTTAGCTATACTGAATCAGCAACTGATAAACCGAGACAATATTCATATAATTTTACTTTTAAGGTAGTAAATAGTTCTAAAGATTGGTTATCAGAATCATTAATTAGTAATTTTCCAGAAGCTCGTATTCTTAATTTATTTAGTCAAATAGGTAATTTAGGAGATTATGGAGTTGCTACGATTACTTCAGGAGATAAATTACTTAAAGGAATCTTTTTATAATGGGAGTACTTCAAGCTGAAAATAATGTATCTTATGTAGCAAATAATGCTTGTAAGATCTATATTATTAAACAAGAAGCTGTTTCAAATAGACAAAAATTTGAAACTGATTATGCTTCTTTGATCGGAGATCCTGTAAATCCTAAAAAGTTTTTAAATCTTAAGAATGCTGCACATAGTGGCGAAAATGATATTAAACTAATTCCTTTAATTTGTTATGATGAACCTAAAAATTCATATCTCTATAAAGAAATTAAATTTACTGAAGGAGCAATTGATACTCCAGAAGGTTATAACAAATTATGGTTTTTAAGTAGTTTATTAGAACTTACGAATTGTCCACTTATTGATTTTAGCAAATTAGCCTATGTTTTTCAAATTGAAGGACAATCTCAAGGCGGATTAGCAAATGTAGTTAGTTTTAATACTACTTTTAGTGTAAATGGACAATCAAGTGCAGAATTAGTTGTTAATAATAAAGATTTCAAATATAATTTTAAATATTTTTCAGATAAGGAAAAATATCCTTTTCACTTAAAAAGTTATTTTGATACAAATGATATTATTATAATTCGTTATCAGAAAAAGAATCTACAAGAGACTAGTTTATTAAATTCTTTTAAAAAGACTCAAAAAGATTATTGGAGAGATCCTTATATTTCTAGTAATATTGATCCATTTACAACAATTTTTACTGGTTATATTAACGATATAAACGACTCGTTCTCGTTTAGTAATGGACAACAACAACTATCTATTACTTGTACAGGACCTAGCAAAAAATTAACTTGGACTAGATTTCTTTCTAATAAAGCTGCTGCTAGTAAAGATTCAGCTGACGCTCTTTTACCTATTTCAGCTTATACAAACACGCAAACAAATAATGAAAATAATAAAACTAGTATTCAAAATGACGAAGTTATTAAAAATGTCGTTATAAGAACTTATTCAGGTGTTTTAAATATTCCTATAGTAAAAGAAAAATATGCTGAATTTTTAGATGCTTTTGATAAAGCTAATAATGTAAAAACTGATATTTTTATTAAAGAACTACAAGCTAGAATTGATGGAAGTTCAAATTCTATAGAAATTCAAAATTTACAAAAACAAATTAGCGATAAAATTACTGAACTTAAAAAGAAAGCACAAGACGCTAAAGAAATATATAATACAACTATTTTTAATAATATGAAAGCATTTTCAAAAAATATAGAAAATGCTATAAATATTTATTCAAATTCTTTTATACCAGATACTCCAGCTGTATTCATTATTAATGGTACAGAACAGCCGGCTTATAAATGGGCATTTAATAACTGGTCGTCTTTATTTAAAAGTGATTTTTCCACAGTTTATCAGTTTATAAAAGGAATTGCTGATAATTTACAATTTAATTTTTATGATGATCCTTATGGAAGAATTCATTTTAGTGTTCCAGATATGACTTTAATGCATCTTTATAACAGTAAAGATCCTAACAACTTAAATCAAATTATTAATTTTAGTGAAACTCAAAATACAGAAAATATTGCTAATGTACAATATGTAGAAGCTAGTTATGTTTATGATTTAAACATGACTGTAATTAATGCTGTTATAAAAGATTATTTATCAATTGCTAAATATGGCGAAAAAATGATGCAACCATTTACAATGATAGGTATTACAAATCCAACAGCTTTACAATATGCAGCAAAAATGAGAATGGCTAAATATAATAGAAAAGCATTGTCTAATATAAGAGTTACTTTACAAGGTGAACCTTGTTTAAAAATGGATCAATATGCATATATTAAATCTTTAAGAAAACTATTTTATATTGAATCATATTCGCACTCTTACTCTGCTGGAGACAATCTTACCACATCTTTGAATGGAACATATACAAGAAATATTTTATGTCTTTTAGATTTATCTTCTACTGGAAATACTAAAAAAGATACTAAAACAACAAATAAATTAAATTTATTATCTACTATGGGTTCTAGTCCCAAAGATGAGCTATTTTCTAAATGGAATGAACAAGATAAACAATTGCAAACAAAAGCTTTTCAAAAACAATTAGAAGAAGCGGCAACTATAGAAGATACTATAGATTTACTACAGAAAATAGATTTTCCAGAAAATGATATTTTAACACAAAAAGTTTATCAAATGTATGTTGATAACTTATGCTATCCTGCTGAAAATGAAGACTTAAAACAAGAAATCGGAGCTTTATATAATAAGAATAGTATTAGATTTTGTTATTTAGATGGATTTTTGTGGGAAATTCCTTTTGATACTGATCCTTATTTAATTGCTAAACAAATTCAAGACGAAGAACAAAGAAGATTAAGTAGATTATCTAAAATTCTTGAAGAAAAGAAACAAGCACAACAAAAAACAAATAAAGCTAATATCAAAGAAATAAAAGATATTTCAAAAGGAAATATGTGTCCTATAAAATATGATAAGAAAAAGAGTGAACCTAAAAAGGAATCTCCTAAGATTCGTTCATTACTAGATTTAATCAATTATAATAAATATATAAGAATTCAAAAGACAAAGAAATTTAGTTGTCCATTGAAGAAGGAAGATTATAAAGGTGAATAAAAATGGCTGATAATATATATAGAGCTTTATTAGGTGATAATGCACCATTTTTAGGAATGGCTAATATCTCTTATTATGATAGAATAATGAGAGGTAGAATTGTTAAAGTACATTATGAGCCAATGTCTCAAGCTCTTGGAGACAATAATAAACCTATTTTAAATCAGCAATCTTATAGAACAGTAGATGTTCAATGGTTAGAAGGTAAACCTTTTACATCTGAAAAAGTTAGAATTCCTGAATTAGTTTCATTTTTAGGTTATGGATTAAATTATTTACCTGCTGTAAATGATATTGTGTTAGGAGGATTTAATCCTAATGATGACCCTTATATTATAAGTATTGTATCTAGATGTGCTGCTTTTGAACATGGTGCTCTTTCTGATAATACAAAATTACCAGTTTTAAATAAATATGGTGACGTAAAAATAGATACTGTAATTACAGAAGCTATTAGACCTACTCCTATTAGATATATTGAACCTGGAGAAATTAGTTTAACTTCTGTAAATAATAATAGTGAACTATATTTAGATAAAAATGGAGCATTAAAACTTATTTCTAGAGTTCCTGTATTAAATAAATCAGGTAGTCAATATATAAATGGTTTACAATGTGGCGATAGACTTTGGGAAATTTCAATTGGACAAAATATTATAGATGAAGGAACAAAAGAGATTAAAAAGAGCAGTTTTGGTAATAATGTTCAATATCAAATATTAGGACATCAAAACGATTGCAAAGTAGATTTTGATAGTGAAGGAAATATTGAAGTAAATAATAAAGGAAATAATATGAAAATGGATGTAGACGGTAATTTTATTGTTACTACATCTACAGGTAATAGTATTTCTCTTACAGATGGGGTAATAAAGGTAGCAGATAATCAAGGAAATAGTATTACTATGAATAGTTCTGGTATACAACTTGGCGATAATGCTAGTTTTAGTGCTGTTCTAGGAGAATCCTTAAATACTTTACTTCAATCTATGATCGCAATTTTTAATTCCCATACTCATATCTATAGTCCTGGCAGTGGTAGACCTACACCTACAGCTCCAACATTAACTCCAATGACTATAGCTGATATTCTTAGCAAAACTATTAAATTGAAACAATAACTCGTTATCATTTAGATTTAATATATAATTCTAAGGATAATAAGATGAGTCTTTCAGCAGAAGAAGTTAAAAATAATCTAGTAGTACAAATATTACAAAATTTTCCAACAGCAGATACAGAAACTGGTTCAGTTTTAAGAGATGTTTTTGTAGATCCTCAGTCTGTACAAATTGCTGCTTTATCTGAAGAAAATGATTATAATTCTTATTTAACTACTTTTGTACAAAATGCTGAAAATATTACTGAAGAAGATTTAGATGAAATTGGTGCTACCTATGGTGTAGTAAGAAGTGATGGTAATAAAGCTACTGGTTCTATTACATTTCAATCTACAACTAGACCTACTTCAAATATTCAAATTGGTGCCGATGATGGTAGTGGCGGTATTTCAGTTAAAACACTATTAACTGAAGGTGGAAACTCATATACATTTACAACTACTGAAACAGTTTACTTAAAAACTGATGCTACTTATAACCCTGATCATAATTGTTATGAAGTAACTGCTCCTATTACTGCTTCTGTAGCAGGTTCAGAATATAATTTAGGTATTGGAACAATTAAAGTTTTAGTAGACGGTATTGCTAGTATTACAGGTGTATATAACTATGTTCCTACTACAGGCGGTACTGATAGACAAAGTAATACAGAATATGCTACTTCTATTCAAGATACGATTTTAGGAAGTTCTAAAAATATTGAATCTGGAGTAGATTCTATTTTAAAATCCGTAGAAGGTGTTTCAGAAGTTAAAACTTTGCATCCTAATTCAATCGAAGAACCTACAGAATCTGGCTATTCTATTAGTTATGTAAAAGGAACTATTGAAACTATTGTGAGTGATTTTACTTTTACTTATACAAATACAACACAGGAATATGAATTAAACAAAAAACCTGTTACTAGAATTATTTCAGTATCTGCTATTGTAGATGGAGAAACAAAAACATTAGAAAATGGAACAGATTATTATTTATTTTCTGATCAAAACAGCATTTATAATGATACAATGTATAGTTCTGATAAAATTATTTTCTTAAGAACTGCAAGTGGCACACCAGATCCTAATACAGAAGTAACAGTTAGTTATTCTTATAATAAATTAATTGAAAATTGTCAGCAAGTATTAAATGCTAGTCTTACAGATTATTTAATATTAGGTAATTTGTTAGTAGCTCAAGCTAATCCTGTAATTATAGACTTTAGTACTACAATTAGATTAAAATATAACTATAATACAGAAGTTGTCAAAAATGAAATTTTAACTGGTATTAGTAATTATATACAATCCTTAAAATTAGGTGCTGATTTAACCCAAGAAGATTTATTTACATTTATTAATACTACTTATTCTGAATATGTAAGTGGAGTAGTTTATCCTTTCTTAGTATTTTGCAAAGATGGTAAAAATACTTCAGATAATAATATTACTTTTACTTATGGCGAATATGCTAGTATTGATGAAAATTCTATAAATATTAATTTTGAATAACTATGTGGGACGTCAAATTAAATAATAGTTGCAATCACAGAATTATTAATGAGCTTTTAGATATTAAAGGCTCTTATCCTAGTTATTATGCAATTTTAAAACGTCCTGTATATGGTAATAATCTTCAAATTAAATTAGTAGATGAAGATAATTTATTTGAAGTAGATCCAGTTTTACTTTCTTGTACTTTAGGAGCAGATAAAAAGACTTTAGTACTTAATACTACAGAAATTCAAGTAGATGTAAGAGACGGAGTCTATCCTAAACATAGTTATTATGCTACTTATGCTACAGATCAAGCTCATTGTCCTAAATGTATAGAAGGTACCAATAAAACAAATGATATTTATATAGATGTTTTAGGTAGACCTATTCTTACAGCAGGTTTAGAACGGCTAATTCAATCTATTAAAAAGATTTTAATTACTGCTATGCAATCCAATATTTATGACGAAGAATATGGAAGTGAATTACCTAATTTAATTGGTAAAAAGAAAACTGTTTTAACATTATTAAAAGCTCAAAATACTATACAAAATGCTATAGAGTATATACAAACAAATCAAATGAAAAATTATGATTTATTATCTGATGATGAAAAATTACTTAAGATAGATAATTTTCAAGTAATTCCAACTACAGATCCTAAAGTATTAAAATTTTCATTTGAAGTTTATACATTATCAGGTAAGAATGTAAATATAGGAGTATCAATCTAATGTTATTTACTACAAACTCAATTTGTTATGATTTATTAGCTATACCATTAGAAGATGGTATTCTTGATATTTCTTGGTCTGTAGATACTGATACTTTAAAAACTATTTTTGAAAATGAAGGTGTACAAAAAATTCTTAATTTTCAAGATAAAGTAGATTTTATTATTCAAATAGATAATGTAGATAGTTTTGATTCTATTAATTTAAAAGAATATAAATTTTCAGAAATAGAAAAAACATATAGAGGAAATATTGTATTTTCTGCAGTAATTCCTTTTAATAAAAATAAATTTGATGAAACAAATTATTTCTTTAGAGTAAAGATAGCTGATACTTCTACAGAATATAATATATATGTTAATGGAACTCAAATACAAGACTATATTTCTATTACTGATACTTGGAGTTCTACTAAAGGATTTGTAATTCCTAAAAATTATACTAAAGATTTGGTAGAAGCTATGTACACTTTAGTAGCTGATTTTAATGCTTATAATAAAGAAGCTAAGTCGGCTAATATGTATTATATTTTTCAGGCTGTAGCAGATACTTTAAATAAAGAATATAAATTTATTTCTGATCAAAGAAATAGATTATCTATTAATAAATCTTTACCTGATACATTAGTAGATACTTTTGGTATCTTATTTAAATTTTCAGATTCTTATGGAATCACAATGGAAGAATATAGAAGAATTCTTCAGCACTTAATTATAGGGTATCAACATGGTGGAGCTTGGAATTATATTAAACAAGTTCTTAAATACTTAATTGGCTATATTCCAGAATTATATACTCTAAAGAATTTTTATCCTTGGATTTTAAGAAAAAACGGAATAGAAGATCCAGATTGGTCTATAAGAAATTATTATAATCCACAAACAAATTTTTATCTATATAAAGAAAATTATTTAAATCCTAAAAATAAAAATCAAATTATTTTAATGGATAATAAAGAAAGATTATTTACTTTTATTGTAAAAACTAAAAACTTTTATAATAGAAATATAGATAAAGAAAAAATTAAAGCAATCTTGGATTTATTAAAATCTGTCTATACAAAATATAGCATTAACATATACGACAACACAGAACCTTTAGACTTTACAAATTATATTTATATAAACGATGAACAAGATTACTTATTAAGTTCAGATGATGAATATATTATGTATTAATTTTATTAAAAATTATTAAAAGACCTATTCTTTAATTAGAGTAGGTCTTTCTTTTAAGTTCATTTAGATTATTATATAAGAACTATTTAAATAAGAGGTTTAATTGTGTCCCAGAATGTATTTCCAGCTTTTACTGATATGATGCCGAATGTAGAAGACATTCAGCTAATTGTAGATTCATTAAGACAAGAAGATAAATCAAGAACAACTAAAGATGGTATTTTTAATCCAGGTATTGTAAATCAACAAGACGAATATTTACAAGCTGGTACAAATGAAAATTCTTTAAAAATTAAACCTTTTATTGCTTATACAGCAAATGGAAATAGAATAGAAGTAGCTTCTACTTGGGACAATCTTTATGCGCAAGGTAATGTAATTACAGTTACTAATGCGAATTTAGTTTCTACATATGAAAATATTCCTGTTTGGTATGCTTATTCTAAAACTTATGAAAGTTTTGATCAAACAGCTGAAAATTATACAGAATCGTTACAATTAGCTACTTTGGGTAGAGGTTCAATTCTTCACGGTATTAAATTAAGAATTAACTCTTTATTTAATATTACTGGAGCAGAAACTCAACCAAATGTTTGGGTATCTATTGGAACACAATCCGAGCCTGAGAAATTCTTACCTCCTACATTAGTTTCAGCAGATAATTTATCTACAAATTTAAGTGTGATGAACTTAATGTATAGTATTGACGATGCAAATCCTACTAACATTATTATTACATTTACTTCTGATTCTGTATTTTTAAATACTTTAACAAATGGTTCTTTAACAGTAAATCTTTGTATTGCTAATTTGAGTGGATTTGATAATGAAGAACTTATTGAAACTGTAGGTGGTTATCAATTATCTAATACTTCTGTAGGAACTTGGCAACCTTCCACAACCTATCATATTGTAGCTAGATATGAAGAAACACCTAGTAATTATAGACAACTAAACTATACAACTATTGACGGTACTAATATTTCTACTACTTCTGAACCCACAAGATTTACTACAACTTATAGTTTTTATGCTTTAAGGAAAACAGGTTCAATTATTGATTACACTACATTAGATGATGTAAAATTAGGTGAAATTGTAACAGATGCTAATGGTAATATAAATCGTATTTATGTTAATGGTAAAAATAATAGTGGAGATCTATATACTCAATATTTAACATTACCTGGTTATAGATTTACAGAAGGTATTAATGCTTCTCAAATAGGAGATGGAAGTGTTACAAATGAACAATTTGCTTATTTAAGTACTTTAACTGGAAATGTTCAATCTCAATTAAATAGTAAAGCAAATTTAAATACTGATAATACTTTTACGGGTATTAATACTTTTGAACAGCAGATTGTTGGTAGTATTGATAAAGTAAATGGATTTAGCGCTTATGCAACACCTATTGCTAATTCATTATTAGTATTAGATGAAAATGCAAAAATTCCTGGAGAAGCAATTTCAGAAAGCACTATTGCTAGTATTGGTAATTTTTATACTGTTTCAAATGGTGTTACATCTAATGGTAGAGCTAGCTTTTTAACTCCAAATTCTACTTTAGACGGTGTAAAAATTACTGCTAATTCTTCAAATCCTTTAGTTCTTAATTATCCAGATGGTTCAGTTGAAAGAATTACTACAGATCAAAACGTTGGTGGATTAGCAGCAGATGGTTATTATTATTTAATTAAAGAACGTAATGGGAACTTTATTTTCTTACCTACTAGTGGTGGTACAAAAGCTTGTATTCCAGTAGTTAGTGCTGGTAATAGTTTTTATTATGAAGGTGCGCAAGGTACAGTTTCTAACTATTATGAAGGAAGTACTGCTTATAAAGCATTTAATGGTACAATTATAGATGGTACTTCTTTAGGTAAAATTACTTATACAAACTATAATAACGTAGAAACAACTGGTTATTTACCTTCAGATCATGAAACATATTTAGCAATTACATTCCCAACAGCTATTGTTCCTACAGGTTTTGCTGCTTGTTTTAGAGCTGCTCAATACGATGCAACACCTAAAGCTTGGGTATTTGAAGCTACAAATGATACAGATCTTGAAACAGCTACTTGGACTCAATTATATCAAGTGCAAGCTGCAAATCCTTCTACTTGGGGAATTAATGAAATTAAAACATTCGCTTTAAGTGGAACAACTGCATTTAAAACCTTTAGATTTGTATTTAATGTAAACGAAACTACAATTAATAACTATATGGCTGGTGAAGAAACATCCGCTACTGGTGTTACTATGCCAATTAATTGTTATTATTTCCAAATGTATGCAACAAATACAGATACAACAAATAAAGGAAATGTAATTGAAGGTTATAAACAACCTACTGGAATGTCTATGGGAAGCTATTTCTTAGATATTTCTAAAAAACCTTATACTGGTTATAAATGTATTGGAAATAATCAATTTTCTCCTGTAGATTATGTAAAATTAGGTTTTGTAAATTTAACAGGTTATGGAACTGCTAATGTAGTTATTACCTGCTATCCATTCTGCTATAATACATTTACTTTATCAGAAGAAACATCTATTTCTAAAAATACACCTATTACATTTAATCATAATTTAGGCGTAATTCCTAATATTATAGATGTTAAATTCAGATGTTTAGTAGCTAATAATGGTTATTCTGCTGGAGAATATTGTTCAAATCTATATTGTTCTGATACTACTGGACTAACAAGTATCAAAGATTCATTAGATTCTACAGTTACTTCAGTAAAAATGTGGCCAGGTACTCCTACTTCTACACTCTACGTAAAAAATAAAAATACTGGAGCTTTAGGTTCAGTAAGTAACGCTCAATGGGCTATGATTATTTACTGCTCTAGAGGTTGGTAACATTTTCTTCTGTCTTAAAAGACATAGAGCTAGTCGATTTAGATTAGCTCTTGTTTTTTTATAACGCTGTTAGATCATTATTTATTGTATTTTATGATAAATTATTCGTTTTAATATTTAAAGTTAATTCTACAGTGTTTTAGAGTATTTCTTATTGTTTCCTAATTGTTTCCGTATCATTCTGATGATTCATTTACTTTATCTTTGCTCAATCTGCCATTAGGTGGAATCTGTGTATGAAGTTAATTCCTTTTATTATCACAAATTAGCCTTTACCATTTCCTGACACTTTAAGAACAATAAAAGATTTTAGTTTTAGTTAGATTATTAAGAATTTATTAAGTGTTATTAAGAAGTAAGTAAGTCTTAGTTTAAGGAAGACTCTTCAAGAGTAAAGCATAAACTAATTTTTTATCTACTATCTGTTAAGATTAAAGCAAAATTAAAAAATCTATTTTACTAAGATATTCTTAAAATATTCTTAAAATATTCTTAATATCTAATGTTTAAAACATGTCAGCACGGGTATTGTTTACTTATCTGCAATCGTATCTTAATTAAAAAATCTGCAAATATCAGAATTTTTAAAATAACGGGCTTAATTATACATTCACCCATCGATCGTAATTCATTAATAAAATCTCATTTTATTGAGAAAATTATCAAAGTTCTAAATTAAATTATAATAAGTACAAACTCACTAGGCTTTAGTTTGATACCGCCATCCTTACGACAGATCATAACTCTTATTAATAACTTAATTAGCTACAGATAAGAACACATTTAACTTCGCCACCTTTTTTCGAAGACTACGCGTATTGTTCTACTTTCTGTTTGACGCCCGTTGATTATTTATTGTTACGTGGGTCGGATCCGTAACGTACAGAAAGTTTATTGTAGTATTTATTTCGACAGATAAAAGTAAATATACTTGAGTGTTAAAGTCGATTTCAGCGATCATTTTATGTCTTATAAGTTATTGGTTATAATATATAACAAAAAATGTAAGACTATTTTAAGATCATGTACTATTATACTAAAAGTAAGAATATTTGTAAACATATAGTAAATTTAGTATAATAATAATGTAGTTAACTAAATAAAGAAAAAAGGAGACTGAAAGACATGTCTACAAAAACATTAACTAAGACACAAAAAGTCTATAATATGTTAAAAGGTGGCAAGGCCGTAAAAGTAAGTACTGCTGCTAAAAAATTATATGGTAGTGATGATGCTACTTCTATAAGTAATGCTCGTCGTATTATCAATTCTCTTAAGAGTGAATTCGACATTGAATTGGTAGCTGAAGGTACTTATAAAGCAAACTAATTACTATAATCAAAAAAATTGCATATTCGAAAAAAAAAGGGAAGTATATCATTTTACTTCCCTTCATAAGATTTTAATTATTTGACCAATATTTATGAAACATATTCAAAAACTAATTCTTCACAATTTTCAACAATGGAAAAAAGGTGAAATTGAATTTAAAGAAGGACTAAATGTCATTGTTGGGAATACAGAAAGTGGCAAAAGTACTCTATTCAGAAGTATCTATAGCATTCTCACTGGTAAAATGCCAGAAGATTACATTCGTAAGGGAAGTAAATGTTGTGAAGTAGAAATTCACTTTAGCGATGGAAGTATTTTTAAACGTAAACGTAGTAGTAAGGAAAATATTGCATTATGTAACGACAAAATCTTTGAACGTGTAGGTAAAGAAATTCCTTTCGAATATTTTAAACAACTTGGTCAAACAAGCATCAACTTCGGAACTAAAGAAATTAGTCTTTGTAGTTATAGTCAATTTGAACCACACTTTTTCATCACTCTAAGTGATTATGACAAATCTAAACTAATCGGAACTATCTGTGGAATCGACATCGTTGATAAATTAGTTGATAGCATCAACAAAGATATAAGAGAAAACAACTCTACAATTAAGTTCTTAGAAGCACAAATTAGCAACGATACACAAAATAAAGATTCTAAAGAAAAAGACTATAACTTGATCTCAATAAAAGCAAATCATCTAGAACAATGTCTCAATACTACACAAGATAGTTTTAAGACGTTAGAAGATGTCAGTAAGACAGCGCAAGAGCTATCTGAAGTAAATAAAATGATAAAACATATACAAGAAACACTAGAAACGCTTAGAGACAGTGATTTTGATTCAAGTAAAAGTATAGAACTTTATAGACTAAATAATTTACGACTAAAATTAGATGAAATAAATCAACAAATTGAAGTTTGTAGATCTGAACAAAAACAAATAGTAGAAGTTGATTTAAGTAATGTCAAGACTTTAGTCAAATTAAATCATATACAGAAGCAATTACAAGAAGTGAATAATGATATAAAAATTTATAACAATATTGATTTTACATTAGAAGATGAAAAAAAGCATTTAGAAACTAAAAAGAGTAGTTTGTTAAAAGAATATGATGTGTGCCCACTATGTGGAGGAATCATTAAATGAAGAATTATATTATAGTAGGAGACTTACATTTAAAATATAAGGCACCTGTTTTTAGAAAAGAAACTTATTTCGAAGAACTTAAAGACAAAATTAATCAAATAAACTTTTTAGCAAAAATGAATAATGCTAAAGTAGTTTGTTTAGGCGATTTTTTCAATAGTTACGTTGAAGATTACTTTGAATTGATCAGCTATGAACTTAATGATATGATCTATGGCTGGAATTCAATTATTGGAAATCATGATTGTAAAGATGCTAATGGAAATTTAAAAGGAACGAGTTTTGGAGTTTTAGAAAGAGCAGGTGTAATTCATGTTGCAGATTTTCAAGATATTGATTCTTATCATTATTTTGAAAGAAACAAATTTAGCGGTAAATCAAAGAAACATAATAAGATAGCATTAATTCACGACTATATTATTCCTAAAGGAACAAAAGAATTCTTTGATTATAGGGAGTGTTTTGAAAATGATTATAAAATTGTTTTTTGTGGGCATTATCATTATCCTTTTGATGTGGTGGTTGGTCGAACCAGATATATAAATCCAGGTTCGTTGATGCGTAGTACAATAACAGAACTAAAACTAAATCGTACACCAGAAGTTATTTTAATTTATCCAGACACACTAGAAGTTAGACATATTCCATTAACTGTCAAACCTTTGAGTGAGGTGGGAAATCCAGTTGTTGAAAACAAATTAGATTCTGAATTTAATTCTAAGTTTGCCGATATGTTAGTTAAAAATAAACTTACTGGTGATAATAATGACATTATTGGATTATTAAAAACAAATAATGTTGATAAAGATATTGTAAAATATATTGAAGAAAAATTAAAAGAGGTAGAAAAATGATTAATCAACAACAAGTAGATGAAGTACTTAAAAAGACACAAGAAATAGAAAAACAAATTGAAGAGAATAAACAAAAGAGACAAGCAGTTTCTGAAAAATTAATTGCTCTCAATACACAAAAGAAATTGTTATTAGCAGATTTAGAGACTTTAGGAATAAACGAAGACAATTTAGAATCTAAAATCGAGGAATTATATGTTAGTGTCAAGTCTGGAATTGCAAAATTTGAAGAATCAAATAAATAGTCAAGAAGTTGTTTATAAAAATATAGCTTCTCAACGTGACAATTTAAAATATGATTTAGACGGTATCATATATTCTCTAAATAGAAATAATACTTTGTTAGAAGAAACTAAAGATAAAAATAAAATTGCTGAAACTTCAAAAGAAGTTATAAATAAAATTATTTTAGCAACAAGAAATGAAGCAATTGAATTTATTGAAAATGTTGTCAATGCTGCTTTATTAGACGTGTTTCAAAATCCAGATCTTAAACTTAAACTACAACTCAATTCTGAGGGAGCTAAAACTTCTATTTCTACTTATATTGAAGAAAATGGTGAATTATATGATATAGAAAGTGGAAGAGGCGGAGGTTTAAGAGATTTAGTAAGTACAGCAATTCTTATCTGTTGCAGAGTAATAGTTAAACCTAAAATAGAGCTACCTTTACTTTTAGATGAAAGCTTTAAATTTCTTCATAGTACAAAAGATAACGCTTTTAAGACTAATGCTTTTAAATTCTTAAGAGACGTCGCTGCTAAACTTAATGAGCAGATCATTATTATTACTGGAGAAGACGATAAAGAAGCTGTTGAAAACGCAGATAACGTTCTTTATGTTGCCAAGAAAAATGGCGAATCGTATTTAGAAAAATAACTACACGTTTACTTTTTGTAAAAAATTAGTATAATATAGTTTTGTTATGGTTGTAAAACGTTATAGTGAAGATGAATTTTTTCAAAGAATAAATAAGTTGTGGGAACAATTCCACGACAGACCAGAGATGCTTGGAGTTTCATTTGAAGAATTCAAAAAAGAATGTTTTGAAGAGTTTCGTAAACAACAACAAATGTCTGATAAACAGCTAGAAAAAATATCGTAATGATAA